CTATCATTTGTAGAACTACTGGTTAATCTAAATGTAGATCTACCCGTCTCAAATATGGGATTCCCTGCAATATTACCATCAGGAACCATATAACAACCAATTACTGTTCCTTTATCGTCCGCAACAAATCTTACATTCGTTAGAGTTGCAACAGCACCACTACTTTGACCTCTAAGAATCATTCCTTGTCTAACCCATCCCCAGAATTGAGGTTGAAGTTCATTTGCAAGACTAAAACAATCTACATTTAATACACTAGTCGTTGACGAATAATGAGATGGAAGTACATTCTCCCTATCATAAGGATTTTGTCCATACCAATCTGTAGGTTGGTTATAAGGTCCATACTTGTGATTAGCAGTAGCTACTCTAAATTCAATATATGGGACAGAAGGTGCAAAGTTATCAGGAATAGTTTCTGAAATAGGCATAACTCCTATTACAGTTTCTCCTATTTGGAAAGTCCCCTCAGTCATGGCAATTTCCAATAGTTTAGGAGACATAAATTGATTAATATCAACCCCATCAAAGAATCCATAAACCTGAGTATTAGGCTTCATGCGTCGAGCAGTGAACTGAATCTCCCTCCTACGCATAAATTGAACGATTTCTCTACTTACAACTCTATCACCGAAACTTTCTGTATCAATTTGCTCTAGAATATTATGCTGAATACCTGTTCTACGTTGATCCAGATTAGTATCAAGACTTACACTTCCCCACACATCTGCTTCAGTTCGTGCATGGATTTGGAATCCCGTAGCCTGTGAAACTTGGCCGCCATCTCTATCCCTTCCATCATCTCTCCATCCAGTAACTTCACTATTCAAAGTAGTTTGAACGTCAATACCTAGGGTCATTCCTAGATTTTGTCTAACATTATTAGTTTCCCAAGAATTCCAGATAACAGGACTTTGACCCACGCGGGAACCATCTGCCATATCCGTAACTTCTGCCTGGAGAGCATCCGCAACACCCTGGAAGGAACCTTCCATCATAACATCTCTTAGCTGAAGTCTATTGACATCGATCCATACGTCTGTCCCTGGATCCAATTCAATATCTCCATCATAATTCTTAACCAAATAGGGAGTTACATTCTCAACTCTTGTGGCGAATGGTTGCTCTAACCATAAGGTATCATCATAATCTAGAGTAACTACCTGACCAGTTCTCTTAATATTGGTCCCAGTAATATTAGATAAGTAATTAAAGTCCTGTTGAGAATTGGTTGTAGTTCCTAATCCAGCAATTGCATCAGAACCCAACTCCAGACTAACTGACGTTGTAAAGTGAGAAGGTCTTAAATGTAAATTCTGTAAGTCTAAACTATTCTTAACACCAACATTATTATCTTGAACTCCCACAGATGAGAAGTTGTCAATCATAAAACCAGACTTAAATCTGTTTACTCCTTGCTCATCTGGTAAGAATAGGCTAGCAGTATTGTTCTCTAGAAGAGAAAGGGTAGTGTAATATTCAAGATTTTTGATTCTATTCTCAAGTTTGTAGATATCACTCATCTGATATCTCTTATGATTTACAAAAGTTACTTGTGCATTCTTAACATCATAGAGATATGGAGGTAGTGCAATATTAGCAATATTCAATGCATCATTAACTGCCCCTGGAAGCTTTGGTTCATCCGCTGCTTCACCTAACTTTAATTGGAAAACACCTTCTTTAGTAAGATAAAGTCTATCCAGTCGTGGCAAATAATAAGAGAAAGTTATAGTTTCCGACTCATCTGAGGCAAAAACATGATTTGAGCTATGATTCCCTGCATTAAAAGATCTCCCATCAAATTCAAATGGGGATGCTGATCCTTCGGAAAGAGTATAATCATTAACTCTAGGTCTAACATCTATAATGTCAGTATTCCTAAAGTGAGATACTCGTTGAATCTCATTACCATAATTAAACCCTTCATAAGAATTTGCAGTGGTAACATCTCCAGTATCACTAGATTCATAGTATCCTTTAGAAGATACAATCTTCAAAGATCTAGTTGGTGCTTTTACACCCTGTTTTCTCAACAAATAACTATAATCATAATAGGTTAAAGTTTGTCCATTATAGAAAGTATAATTATCTACTATATTTGTGTCTCCCTGATCCAGAGTACCAGCAATACCATTGACTCCAGATTCTATAAAGCTAACAATTTCACCTTCTTCAAAAGTATTTTTATTCAAATAAGTAAAGGATATTTTATTACTATCAACTCTAACTGCATACAAACCTCTTGCACCACTAACACTTCCTACAAATTCATCCTCAACAATTAAATCATCAGTCTTCGCAGTTGGTCCATCTAATGAGCCTAGAGTCAAATTAGGTAGAGTTGCATCTCCAGTATCATTAGACTCATATACCCCATGAATCTTAATAACATCAGGAACATTCAAACATATCTTTTCATCCTGAACTCTGGTTCCATATGGATAATTTCCATATGTTAAACCATCATTTCTTGTCGTTGATCCAATACCTGCACCTTCAATGGTAGATTTATTAACAACTAAAACATCTACAGGAGATAATCTCTTAGATTTTGAAGTTACAGAATCTTTTCTCAACGTAGCAATTAATCTTGCTCCAGTATCATTAGCACCCAACCCATTAATAGTAAGGTTATTACTACCATTAGTCAGAACAAACCTATCCGATGTTAATTTTTCCGTACTACCATCAGATCTAGTAAGAACATATCTTTCTTCATCAAAAGGTAAGAACGTTAAATCAGTACCTGCTGATAAAGTATTGGTTGAATTGTTAGTAATAGATACAGAATCATACTCCTTCCTTACAATTATAGAAGAAGTAGTCAGACCAACCGACTCAACATTCTTCTTAGGAAGAGGCGCAAATAATTTTTCGTTATTATCTGTCGCCTGTAACTTAGAATATAAGAGAGAAAGATCAGTTACATTAATATCAGTATAAGATAATCCACCATCAGCCACTCCAGCTACCGTGGTAACTCCACTAACTACAATGTCATTAGTGTTTACCCGATCTACCTTAACATATGAAGGAGTAGTATATCCAGAACGAGTATAAGAAAGCAAGTCTCCACTAGTTACAATTCCAGGCCATGTAAGTAATGGATTGGTAATAGTTGAAATTGTTCCTGCTGCGTTAGTAGTTCCAGTAAAGGTAGCAGTTCCATCTCCAATTAAAGTAGAAACAGTAGGAATCACATCTCCAGAGAAAGTATTTCCTGCTCCCACAGTAGCATGTACAGATTGTACATCACCCATCCCATAATTAGTCCATCCAATACTTACTCTACTCTGAGCAGTATTGTCAAAGATCAGCTTTTCACCATTAATAAAGTTACCAGAAATCTGATAAACAGTTAAAGCAGTTCCTGCAGATACAGCATGTCTTAAAAATGCAGTTGCTCCACTAGAATCCCCCTTAATATGGGTAGGAATAGTAAGAGTAACGTTTTCATTAATTTCTAAATCACCAAAAGTCTGTACATCATATAAAGCAACATCCCATCTGTTTAGATTATAATTGGTTGATTCATAAGATCCGCCTTCTAAAGCGAAATCATACACTCTACCAATACCGATTTCCTTTCCTGAAGGAGTATAAGAACTTATCCCAACTCTCTCAGCTCTAAGACTAATCGTAGAAGAAGTATTAACTCCAATGGAGGGAGAACCAGAAACTCTATTAAGTCTAAAAGTAGACCCAAAACTATATTCAATTGCTTGATTTTCAAGAGTTTGAGTTGTGCGTGGTTTGGGAGCATCTACAAATGTAGAAGCAATAGTATCAATTTCGTATCCCTTTACATATGCTTTTCCAGGAGTAATCTTATAAACCAATAAATCCTCAGTAGGTCTCTGACCTGTTGATGTTAATTGATTTTCATTATAAATGCCATTATTTCCTTTTCCATCGTTTAAGCTTTCTTTAACATAAGTCTCGAATGCTTTAATATAATAATTTCCAGATTCATCAAAAGTTCTTCTAGCAAATTCATCAGCAAGAAGATTATAATCCGTTTTATCGTTTATTCTCCTTAAAACACCATTCTGAACATTTGCTAGTTCAACAAATCCAGGATTATCAAAGGAATCTAAAGCATGTTTTGCTAACTTTGCTGTAATTTTTAACCTATCAGCCCCAGGAGCAGCATAGTTATTGAAACCATTGGCATTATCATTAAGATTAGGATCTATATCAGCATTAATAATCTCTTCAATAACATCTAGTCCAACTCTGTAACTAGGTTTATTGCTATATTGATCTAAAAGTAAAATTTCATCATCAACATCAACCAAATATCCTCTTAGGAAATAAACTCCAGAAGAAAGTGCAAAAGCGGATCCTGTGGAAGTAGCATTAGAAACTATAGTATTAGCAAAACCTTCTCCAGCAGTAATAAACGTATTTCCAAAAGTAATATTGGAATCTGTAATTAAGGTTTCACCACTATTAAAATCTCTTGTTGAATCATTTCTATTCGATGCATAATAATCAACATAAAGAGTAATATTTCCCCTATCAGAATCTGCCGCACTCAATACCTTTTTAACAACAGCAACTACACCAGAAGTTTGGCCTCTAATCTTTATCCCTACTAAATCATCCGCATATGTCGATACAGGAATACCCAAATAATCACTTTCGATTTCTACAGCATAGAAATCCTGTATATACATCAAATTGCCAGGAATTACCTTTGCCCCTTCCTTAAAGAAATGGTTACCAAACTGTTCAACCTGATTTTGCAGCATCGACTGCAAGGTTGTCAGTTCTCTAGCTTGAACTGGATAACCTGGTTTAAATAAAACCTTATAGTAGTCCTGAGCTTTACCGCCAATTACCGGTTCATTATAGTCATCAAAATATGGAGCTACGTTGAGATTGGTTTCCTGAGACATAATTCCTTAGAATTGCAAAATAACTTTGATATCTTCTTTTTGGTTGGTTGATCTAGTAATTGCAGGTCTGTTATCAACGTAGATAATTTCGCCCGAATATTTTTTCACCTCTGGTTGAGCAACGCCCTTAATAAAAGATTGTCCTAAGTTATAGGTTTTACTATTTATTACGGTGCTCACACCAGGATTAGCTGAGCTACCAAAGGTAGTTTGAATCCCTAAAGTAGCACTTCCCCCAATAATATTAAAGTTTCCACCACTACCTATATCGGCAGTGAATCTTTGCATTTTAAATCCATAAGTTGGCGAAGTATTTTGAGTTCCATTAGTGTTAAATCCACAGTGGAATTTGTCTTGCCAATACTTTAATACACCAGTATTAGAATCATAATTGATAACTCTACCAAAAGCAGTAGAACCAATTCCTATAGTCTGGGTAATATGAGCATCTGCATCAAAAGTAACAGAACTATACCCAGTTCCTGTTAGTTTTAAAGCATATGCAGCACTTGCTTTATCACTCGTCAATATAGACTCAGAATCATATCCTTGGGGACTCTCTACGACACCCACCCGTGCTATTTGGTTGCCGGTAATGAAATCAGGATTATCAGTATCATTTTCAATTCTAGAATAAAGAAGAACATTATATGCACCCAATTCTCTATAAATGTCAGCACCATGTCCTCCTTGGGGAGGAATAATGACATCAAAACTGGGATTAGTAGATCCAGTAGGAACATTTCCGCCCACAAGATCTACAGTTCCAAATGTATAACCCGATCCACCATTAGATACAGTAATTGTATCTACCTTAGAATCATTATTGATTGTAATGGTTGCTTCTGCACCAGAACCATCACCCTGAATAGGAACCCTGGTGTAGGTTTTATTTGCAGTTCCTACTCCAACTCCTCTATTGGTTATTTCTACAACCTTTAATTGTCCACTACTAGAAGCATTATCTCTAACAGTAGCGTCCGTGGTATTTGTCTCCCAATCTTGGGGGACTGGTAAATAATTTGTTGAATCAAATTTTACAATGTCACTGGGGCTAATAGTATAAAGATATTTCCAAATATATCCATCTCCACTAGTACCTGCTTCCCTAGGTTCTAGATCTGTAAAAGTTGGCTCATCTAGTGAAGGTCGTCCAGATGGATAGTCTGGAGATGTTCCATTCTGGAGACATTCATAAACTCTATAATCGCTATTAATAACATAATAATTAGCATCATATAAAGTTACTGCATTAGAAGGCAAAGATACATTGCTTGCACTAATATTGCTACGATACATATCATATGTTGTTCCAGATGTCCAAGTTGTTTTTCTAACAACCTGTCTTACATCACTTTTCGAGATCTTTTTCAAACCGATCATTGTATCCCAAAAATTATCTTCCTGATTGAAGTTATCTGTGGGACCGGGAGGAGTTGTATTCCAATCAGTATCATAATCCGTAGGATTCGGTAGACCTACGAATGAATAGTAAGAATTGGCTGTAGAAGCAACTCCAGCCACAAAATTCTTGGCATTTAATATACGAAGTTGATCAGTTATAATTGCAGCCATTTTACAATAGTTTTTTTACTTATTTAGCAAGTTTTAATTAATTATAATTCTTAGACTTAAGTGGATAAAGTCTTCTCAGTATAGCAGAAGTAGTAAGTCCTGTTACACCGTCATTAGTGTAAGCATTAAAGGTGCTTCCGCTTGTATTTGGACGAGCACCAAATACAACCCTACCCCATGAATAATTTCCATAGAAATTACTCTGACCAAAGCCAGTTACTCCATTCGTAGAAGCAACGCTAACAGTAACCTGAGCAACTGCTGTTACACCATATCCTATAGTTGCAGCTAATGTTGTAGCAATTCCTACAGCAGCCACTTCATACACATTATCTAGGTAAGAAGTTCCTATGCCCAAATTACTACCGTCAGAATATAGGGACGTTACTCCCCCTCCAATGTTAGAATTGCTAACTGTAAAGAAATATCCAGTCTGAATACCACTCACAGTTGAGACTCCACTTACATACTCAGAATCCCTAAGGAAAGAATCTGGAGGAATCATTAAGTCAAATACCAGTGCAGTAGATGCAACACCTACAGAGTCTGCCCTAATACCAATTATATCTCCGAAATCACCTGTATAGGTTGCTTTAGTTACTACGTTTCTAACGGGAATTGAATCTCCAACCAAAACGAGAGGAGGATTGGTGGAAGTATATCCCATTCCTTGAGTAGAAACGGTAATCGAAGTAACAATACCAGCACCTATAGTAGCAATTCCAGTTGCTCTATGAGTAGTTCCAATACCAACATCCCTATAAGTTCCTAATCCAGTTGGATTCGCAACTGAAACAGTAGGTGCTGAAACATATCCATATCCAGCATCTGTAACAGTAAAGGAAGAAATAGTGCCAGCAGTAGAAACAGTGGCAGTAGCAGCAGCAGAAGTCTTAACGTCTTGAGATACAATTTCAACAGTATAAGTATTCTTAGATGTATTATCCTCATCAGCAGCATCAAAGAATGGTTTCAAACTTTCAACGAAACAGTAAGTAGAACCTACTCCCACACTTTGAATTAATAAAGTGCTTGGGAATATATTTGGTTCATAATGAGGTCTTGCCTTGGAAATAAGTGCCCCATTAATAATCTTATCATGAGTCTGTCTGCACCATTCAATAGGTCTGAGGAATGTATCATCAGTAGTAATTCCTGGTCCACTATATGGATTAGTCTGAACAGTATCTGTAGTAACTATTCCAGTAACTACTCTTTCCTCTTCTTGTAACCAAGCACCTTGTCCCAATCCGATATCATAATTTAAGGTTAATTCATCACCTACCTTTACAGTTTCCAGAATATCTTTGAATACTACATCAACGTCTCCCGTACCCTTATAGAAAATGACCTTTGTAGTATCACCTGAACGTAATGGTTCACTAAACGTGACTACACTTCCGCCCTCGAATACATATGCCTCTCCTGGTTTTTGAAGGACATCGTTAACAAAGATAAGGAGACAATCTTTAACTGAAATATTGGATCCTCTAGCAGCTCTAATTGTTAGATATTCTCCATTACTCTTAAGAGGATACTTACGAGTAACACCATCAACTAATTCATCCCAATCATCAAGAACTTGGAAATCACCCATTGACCATCCAGAGAATGAATCCTTATAGATCTCCTGAATTGTAAGCTGGAATTCTTTATAAGTTAAAGAAGTGTCTGTGGGGATACCTGCTGTTCCCCCAATATCAACTGTTAGTATTTCCCCTTCTCCAAATCCATATCCAGTATTGGTGATTGCAAAATCAATTACACTAGATCCTTGCCCAACAACCACGTCAGCTGTTGCCCAGGTTCCAATTCCTTGAGTAGACTCTGAACTATAAATTAAAGCAACATCACTATATGAGAGTGGATCATCAAATTTAACATCTAAATTCTTCTCAATCTTTCCACCCCTTGCATAGAAGTGAGTTCTAGTTGATACACCTGTATTAACTATGATTGTTTTACTATCAACTACACTCTCAACTGCTACACCAGGTGAAGCAGCATCAGTACCACTAGTTGAGAAATTCTTTGCTCTAGGAGCAACAATAGCAGCTTGAACTGTTCCTCCACCTTGATAATAAGTAGGAACAGTAGATATACCAACCTGAACTGTAAATGTAGTAGTTCCTACACCAACTGTAGAAACAGGTACTCCACCATACATTGGGTCAGGTCTTCTAGGATAACTATGCTCTGACGCATGTGCATCTCTTGCACAAGTAAAGGTTAAGGAACTCTCTGCTATCTTAATCTTTGTTCCTGTATTTAAACTATGACCAGAACCAACGGTTAAGACTAAATCTCCAGTTGTGGGATCATAAGTAGCAGCAGAAACATCATTATATACCAAACTTGTTATTCCAACATTCAATGCAATTGTATTAGCAGTTGTTGCAGCAATAGAGATTGCAGTATCATAATATGGATCAGTGGAACGTGGATACTTATGGATTGTCTTATTACTATCCATAGCACATCTGAAGGATAGTCCCTCATTCATCAATCTAATACTCTTTCCGGTCTTCAGGGTATGACTTCCAATATTCAAAGTCATGATACCAGTAGACCCAGTATACTGAGCATCGTAAACGTCGAAGAAGACGCTCCTAGACGTTCCAACGTTAACAGTGATAGTAGAATCGGTTACTGCGGTAATAGCGGTGTTCACGCCAGCCACAGGGTCGTCTGCGCGAGGATAGGAATGAGTAGTGCCATCCTGATCCATTGCACAGGTAAAGACTAATGCACTTGTTCCAATACCAACCGTATCACTAGTGGTATAGGTATGACCAGATCCAACCGTTAATACCAATTCACCGGTTAGAGGAGCATATGTAGCGTCTGTAGGAACTGTAGATCCTATTCCTGTTACTGTAATGCTAGTAACACCTACACTATCAAATGTATGAAGATAATTACCACCACTAACTACACAGCTTGTTACACCACTAACAAAGGAATGTAGATAGTCACCACCAGAAACTAGGGCATTTGTAGAAGCACGTTTGAATGTATGAGCATATTGATCTCCAGGACCAGCAACACCTACATTAACTGTAACGGTATTGGTAGTAGAAGAGGCAATAGAGACTGCATTATCATATGCATAATCTTGACCTCTGGGATAGAAGTGTGTAGATACACCTGCATCTAAACCACAAGTAAATGCTAACCCAGTGAAGATAACTACACTAGATTTACCAGTAGTGCTAAATCCATGAGCACCTGTGGTGGTTACTGTCATAATACCAGTAGTGCTGGTATATGCTGCGGTAGAGATTGATATAGGAGCAGCATAATCACATGTAAATGCTATTCCAGAAAGATTAATTGCTTCCCCTCTCTGTAATCCATGATCAGTTACAGTTGTAATTGTGGTTATACCAGTTATTGAACTATAACCAACATTCGATACATTTGCAGGAACATGGAACACATGTGGATTTGTAATGGCAACACCTGTGATATGACCATCGGTTATTTGTGCGGTACCAATTCCAGTGTAATTCGCAGTATACAAACTAGACGTTTGAATAGCAACATTTACAGTAGTCTGAACACCAACCCT